TTCATCATTATGTTGTGATGAATCTTCATTGGGTGTATTTGTTTGTGGCTCTTTATAATCTGGGTAAGCTTTTTTTAATAGTTTTTTTGATATTGTTTCTTTAGTTACAATTTCTATAACATTACCGTTGCCATCTCTATCTACTACGTATCTGTTTAAAGGATATAGTTTTAATATATCTTTATCCATAAAGATTAGAGCATTACCAGATACTACAAGATGCTTTAATGCTTGATGAACAACAACACGATCACTAGAGGCTGCAATAGACTCCATAATAGTGCGTTCAACTTTAGCAAATGACAAGTCAAGTTCAGATTTAACTTCTGGTCCTAATTCTCCCGGGATGTTAATATCATTTACCTGTAGCTTAAAGAAGCTGGTTTGTGGAGGTAGCAATGCAAGCATTAATTTACTTGCAAGCGTCACCACACCTTTTGCTCCAACTGATTGCCACGGTGTTGTTAAATTTAATGAGCCTTTAGTAAAAGACCCATCTTCTCGGATAAGATAAGGTAGAGTTAGATCTGCTGCTTGTCTAGCAGTGTTTAAAAACTGGGAACGGTCTGAAGACAATCTATCATAACGTGATTTAGCTGTCATTAGACGTTAATTACCTTAGATGTGTTTGTTTTTTTTGAGTTGTTAGTATCTGCTCCTGAAGAAACAGCACTATAAGCAGTTGGATTTACTTGTAGTTTCCTTCGTCTAAATCCCTGTGTGCCTGCAGTTCTAGATGATTTAGATGATGACTTAATTTCTAGTGCACTTTGTAATCCTGATCTTGATAGGTTAGCTGCTTGTGTACGGCTACTAATTTCCATTTGCCTAAGTCTTTCTGCTGCGGCTGCTTCCGCTTGCCGTTGCATCTGTTCTTGTCTTGCGATTTCCCCTTGCCGTTGTCGATTTTGGGCTTCAACACTTCGTTCTTGTTGCGCCGCTCTCTCAATTCGGTCGTAAAGACCGCCACCGCCTGGTTGGTTTGCTGCACCTGGACTAAGCTTACTAAAATTAGCATTAATCCAATCAAAAATTTGTACGTTTGTATGTCCACTAGAAATAGCTGCACCATAATCAGCGCCACCAAAATATTTTCTACCAGATTCTGCGTTTGGTGCACCAGCACCGTAAGCGCCTGTTCCAATTGCCATTAGTTTTCTTCCATATATTTAATAATCCATTCAACGACACTGCGTTGTCCTGCACGATACATAATGTATTCGTATGGATCAGCAGGACTAGGGTTAAGTGGTGGGAATGATTCTTCTAATTGATGTAAGAGTCCACGGGAATTCATCCCTAAGACTTCAAGCGTACTGGGGGAGATTGACATTACTATGCTCAAAGAATGCTGGCATCCGTGCTGCTTTAGTTGCGGCAAGCTCAGGAGCCTTACCTTCATACATCAAGCGATCACTAGAATCCAGCCAAAATTTTTTATCTAAATATTTATCGGTAGTATTAATACCTAGGGGTTGCATTACCCAATTGATAGTTGCTTTGCGGAGTTTATCAAGACTAGGACTGACAGTAAGCCCCAGCTCCCGACAAACAATACTATTGGCAGCAACGTGGATTTGTTCATCTCTGCTTATATCCGCGCTGACTGTTCGCATTCCAGCGTCACCATTAAAGCGCATGAATGGTAGAAGAACGAAGAAAATTGCACGTTCGGCAACCATCGCTTTGAGGATTGTATGATCAGGATGCGAAGTCCAAGCATCCCTGAGCCTGATAGCTTCCGCTTCAGCTTTTTTGTCAACCCCGTAAGCATTGGCAATGTAACCAAGTGCCAGGTCGTGATTTTCCTCGTCGGTGATATTTGATTCCAATAACTTCCGCGATAGTTTTGGTACGTCGGTAGCCAATCCATCACGGATAAAATCTCCCACAGGTAGTTCCATATGTCTCAACGCAAGTGCACGGTGTACCGTCTCTTCCGCCCCTGCCTTGCATAATCCGGCAGTTGTCTGTACTGGTGTCCATTTCCGTTTCCGGTTCAGTAGTTTTTCGTAAGGGTTCATTCTTGGCAATCACATGTAAGTTCTTCATTTAAAATGTCCTCCAAATAATTCTCTACATCATCTGCATCTAGTGCAGCATATGCGTCTGATTTATCTTGTGTATCACTCATAACTTGTAGTGAATAATAGAGGCTTGTTTGCGGAGACCTAAGCCACTCTTCTACGAATTCATTATCGTAGGTTACTGAATCACTCCAAGAGTTGAAACTGTATCCATGAAGAAGTCCTGTGGCGTCAAGCATTGTCATAATGCCATCTGCAACTCTTTTATAATTTTCCCATCCTACATTACTAGCAATTTCTACATCGCCATAGTTGTAAGTTTGTACTCCGAAAGTACCTGAGTCGCGATCGACTGTCTTCGAGATAGGTGGAGCGATTTCTGGTGTGCAAGTATAGCCATCCAGATCCACGCTTCGATAACTGCAACTGGCGGTTGGAGCGATAGCAAAGGCTCGAACCATATTATATTCGCGAGCAATTGTGGCTGCTTGGTTAATTCCTGTAGCAATTTGAGAGACAAGTTCATAAGCTGCCGAGCGAATAGTTTCGTTGTTGTTATACTGTTCTAATGCACGACCAAATTGATCGTATGTTACTCCGTACCGCCGAAGGAGGTTTGCGAGACCAAGCATTCCGAGTCCCACTTGTCGATCAACTTCAGGCGGGAGGTATTCTCCAGAATCTCCGACAGCTGTCCTACTATGTAGGCTGCACAATTCGGACATACCTTCAACAAATGCTCGTGGGATGTCGTCGAACTCACAGGCTCCGAGATTGATATGCTGTAATAGACAGGTGCCTCGTGATGGCAAATATACTTCGAGACAGACGTTGCCTCTGATGCGGTTTCCTTCATTGTCATACTTTACTTTGTTTAGCCAAATGTCACCTGATTTGATTCCAAATAATAGTTCTTCCTTAAACGTGCAATCCTGCCACCACTCATCTGTGATGTTGATACATCGTTTGACCCAAGGAAGTTCGGATCTAGGAGTAGTGATAAAGTCAAGAGCATCGGGGTGATTGAGGGAAATATGAAGAACAATTGCACCATTTTTGTACACCCCGCCTCTGCGTAAGATTTCATTTAAACTACTATAAATTTTACCAAAACTTACAGGACCAGAAGCAGTAACTCCTGATTTTCTTGTGTAACCTTTAGGGTCAAGTTTATCTAAATGAATAGCACAACCTGCCCCATATCTTAGAGCATGTGATGCGAACCTCCAGCTAGATTCTATACCGTCTGGTCCCTCCATTTCATTTTCTACTACCATAACCGTGCAGCTGACTGGTAGGCGATGAGTAGGATCATCAATCCATGATTGTACACGTCCTGTGCGTGAGATGTAATTAGACATTAGTTAGATCAGTAAGGTTTGGTGGTTTGTAATTCGGTCCCTTTAAGACCTTACCGTCTTCACGGTAAATAGGTTGTCCATTTTCATCTAGTTTGGACATGTTTGATTTATGGATACGATCCATAGCTTCATCTAGATCCCATCCTTCGTTAGCAGCAAACTGATAACAAACATAGACAAGATCACAAAGCTCTTTCAATTGTTCTTGTTCATCTTTAAAATGAAACGCTTCATGAAACTCTGACCACTCTTCATCGATCAAAGATTTCTGTGTCGTAGTCTGCTTCTTTCCAGTCGGGATTGAATAGGCGGACCGGAACTCCTTGGCTTGTTGTAGTAAGGTGGGATAACTCATTTTCTAGATAGTGGATTGCTTTTTTTAAATCAGATTCTGCGCTATCTTTATGACCAGCACGGCAGATATACTTAACTGCATTACCAAGATGATAATTTAGTTGTTGGTCTCTGATGAAATCCCAACATTCGATTGTGCCTCTTGTGTAGTAGGCAGGTGATTCGGCCATTTTTTAACTAGGTTGGATACGGTGTTAGCTAAGGCAAAGTTCTGACGTTGTAACGCTATGAACAATGTAATAATATCGGTCTTATCAGCTTTAGGTAGTAAGTCTTCAAGCCTTCTTATCTTGAAGTCCTGCTCCACTGTCAACCTCATAATCGGAGGAGGGGGAGAAAAG